ATCAAGCTCAATGACGGGCAGGCCGGCATACACCATTTGCTGGTAGCCGAACTCATTACGAGCAATATCGATCTGGGAGGAAGAACGAGCTTGCTTGGTCAGGTGACGACGGCAGGACTTGGACATCACCAGGTACTTGGTGCCGCCCTGTGCATCCACAGCGTCGATAGCTTCATCCAGAGCGCCCAGATTCAGAGCGGCAGCGCTAGCTGCGTTACGAATCACTTGGCTGTTGGTGGCATAGTCGCCGGCAGGGAGACGAGCGGCCAGGCCGTCGAACTCACTGGGGGACTGGTTGGAGTCGCCGTTGATGAACAGGGATTCCCAAGCCAGACGCATTGCGCGGGTCTTGGCCTGCACCTGATAGGCACGAGACTCAGAACCTTCCAGCTCGAGGATAGCGCGGTCAATCTTGATGTCGCCACCGAACAGGCGGAGGCTCTCAGATTGCTGGCTCACCTCAGCATATGCTTCGGCGTAGTTAGCGTTGTAGTTACGGAAACCCACGTCACCGAGGGACTCCTCACGCTTCCAGAACAGGCCGTTGCCCTGGATTTCGCGGAAAGGCAGAACGCTAAGCAGGGGACCTGCAGAGAGCTCAGAGATAATCGCAAGTTCTTGCGGATTCGAAGCATGCTTTTTGGCTTCGACTAAACTCAGACCCATTTTAAAAGAACTCCTTTAGATGTGAACAAGGAAAGGTGAATCGTTGTTTAAGGCTTCACACCTCAACATCGGAACACCCTGCCAGTCCAACCATCTCGGCCGAAGCTAAACCGGGTGCTTTCTATCATATAGTTCCAAAAACATTTATTCTTCCCAAGAAAAAAGCCCCTTCCGGGGCTTTTGCTCAACCAAAGGCTTTTAAGAACAATTCGTCCCTTGATAAAGACGATAAATCTTCAATCGGTGCGCCATTGGCATCCGTACCGCCGTAGTTTAGCCCAGCACCAGAACCCTTGACACCCTTGAAGAATGTGCCATATACAGGATGTGTTTTAAAGCTGGCGACAAACTCTTCGGGAGTCAATCTCTTACCTGTTTCAGAATCAAGAATAGGATCTCCTTGTTGATCTAATACCACCAAGGATCCATCCGCTTCCTGTCTGAAGCGATGACTCATTTGATCGGCAAACATATCAAAGAATGATACGCCGTCGCCAGCGTCAGTGCGACCACCCGCCGAATTGAATACTTTTTCTAGAACATAGCGCTTCTGCATCTCGCGATTACGAGATTCAAGCTCCTTTGCTCTCATCTCTGCTTCCGCAGCTTGCCGGCCATACTTTTCTTCAATGGCACGAATCGATTCGCCATAGCGCGATTCGATCTCCGCCGCTCGGGCAGCATCAACCTGAAGTTTCTTATACTCTTCAGGATTGATTTCAGCAAACTTTTCAAGTTGCTGTTCTTTCTCTTTAATCTGTCTTTCGTAAGTTTTTCTGGCTTCGCGTTCAGACCGCAATGCCTTCATCAGGTTGGCAACTTCCTCTTCAGAATACTGCTTAGTGTCAGCGTCCTGAGATTGTTGCTCTTGTTGCTGTTGCGCTTCCGTCTCGGTAGCGTTCAGATTTTCTTCAGGCATATGTTGAGGACAATCACTGTCCAATGGGCGCCGTAGTATTCCTATGCTGGATCTTCTTCTACTTGCAGAACAGTAAGCGTCACTGAAATTGAGTTCTGTGTTGCCCCGCTAGTATTCTTGATTCTTGCGTATCCATTTCTACTAATTGTCGCATCATCGTTGTATCCCATAATAACAGGACCTAATCTGTGCGTGGCAACATCTAGTATCTTTAGCTCCGCAAATATACCTTTATCAATAGGAGGGACAGATGTACTTGGGTTCCTTGAGGCATCTGCAACTCTATCCTCAGATGCAGCGTAAAGAGTAATAATACAAGGAGCAGTAGCCTGTGCTCTGATTATTGCATACCCAGTGAATGCAGTGAAGTCAACATTTTGGACCGCATTGTTAGCTAAACTGCCTGTTGTTATTGTTACTGACTGCCTGGAGGATAGGCTTGATATGACTTGCGATGTCCACTTTTCAATAGTACTATCATAAGCCAAAACCTCTCTATCTGCAACACCGCTCGATACTCCACTTACATCACTTAAATTCTCAAGTGTTATATTTTTGTTTTGCCATTTGCCTGACGAGTACGCAAGGATCTGGTCTGCTTGCGGACTGCTTATTTGAACATCGCTAAAATTATTGATAGATGTATTTAGTGTCGTATTGATCCATTTTGATCCAGTCGTTGTATATTGAAGCAATTGGCCATTACTTGCCGACGTGATCTGAACGTCACCTAAATCGTCAAGATTGACACTATTAATAAGAAGTGCGCTATTAACCCATTGGCTGCCATTGTAAAGAAGGACTTGATTGTTGGCGGGAGATGTAAGATCAACATCACTTAAGTACTCCAGGTCAAATGTATAGGTTTGATTAACCCAGGCGCCTAGAGTTGTGTTGTAGGTAAGAATCTGACCATTCTGTGGGGTTCCTGATATCTGGACATCATCTAATTCGTTGATTGATATTGAAAGATCTTGGTTCGTCCATTTAGACGTAGAAGAACTGTATCTAAGTATCTGATTCTCTTGGGGACTTGTTATACTTACATCGCCAAGATCTATTAATCGATAAACAAAGGTCTGATCAATCCATCTCTCATTCTCTGCGTCGTAAGCAAGGATTGAGTTATTGGTGATTCTTTGTGTTGCAGTGCCAGTAACGCTTGTCGAATTTAAGAATGCTCCAGTTTTGGGATACGTAAATAATGTACTGCCAAGTACAGTGACGGTATATGTACCATTTAATTGCGATTGGGTATTTAACTGAATATCTACAGAATCGCCTGTGATGAATCCATGCGGATCGGCAGTTGTAATAGTAACAACATTATTTGCCGCAGAAATGGAGGTAACCTGCCTGGGGAACTTTGTAGGTAAATAAACATCTCCAATATCATGGAGTGAAACATTGGTACCTACTTTTATGCCGCCGACAGTAGAGCCATCTCCAATATAAAGAGCTTTAGTGTCAGTAGTATAGATTGGTTCACCAATTTCGGGTATGAAATTATTTGCCGTCCTCTGCGCTTCCGTTCCTCTGCGTAATTGTAAGGCCACGGCTCAAGAATGAATCCCTCTAGTATTCCCTGGTCCTAGTATCCACTTGCGGCATTTACCCAGTTATGCAAATTAGGATCTGTACTGGTAGTTGATATCAATCGTGTTTTCACAATAAAACCAGCGTTGTTGCATTTTGTTAGGAAGGTATTCCATGCATTCCAATTGTTTAAATATGTTGTAGTTTTTGAGTATCTTGCAATAGAGATGACAGTACCTCTCGGAAGAGAGGCTAATTTTAACACTTCAAACCAATCTGTAAAAAATCCTATATATTGCTCGGTCGGGGGCGAGCCGGTAAGTGGTCTTTCTTTATTGCTGAATACCGGATGAGGAGTCTTGAATCCTTGATATGATTGCGCTACTCCTATCTTATCGGGAAAATAATATCTGCTTGATAGTTGATAATACGTACCTTCGACTGCAGCAACGGTGCCCCAACCGGTCTTGAAATGCACTATATTGGTTGTTGTAGATTTTATTGCTAATCCAATATAGCCAGAACTATTGTTCAAGTCAGTTGTAGGAAGATTTGCCGGATTAAAATCAAGTTTGTACTTTATCTCCACCTTATACGTTGCTGCAGATAATGAGTTGTTGGATACAAATCCTATAGCCCCGTTAGTAGTTTCTGATTTCATTTTAGATTGCTGGAATATCAATATATCATCAATATAGATTTCGATTGACATTTTATTTGTAGGATCTGGAGTAGGCGATGCCGACACGTACCAGTCCGGCGTGCAAAAACCATAGTTAATCTGATAAACATCGGCACTGGGCAGACTTATATTATAAACAAGTGACACCCACTCTCCATTGATTACGCTAGTTGCTGAATCAAAAGCAGTTGCTTCTGCATCTTTTAATGGATGATTACTGCCAAGCTCAGTAAATCTTGGAGTCAAGAATGCGCCTTGCCAAAAGATAAGGCCATCGGCATACTTGTCAGGAACACTCGCGTTTAACTTGTTTACGCCTGCAAGTGTTTTGTCCCATATAAAGTTATTATACTGGCTATAGGTTGAATTGTCTTGATTGTATCTATCTAAAGCATCGTGCATTACAATGCATAGAGTTGACTCAGGTCGTTGGGATATTAATGCTTGATATGAGTTGTTAATTGCATTAGTAACTTGAGTGGATACACTCGATGTTAATGATTGTCTTTCAATGATCCCAATATAGACACTTGCTTCTATTTTGTTAACGCGTCGTTCCCCTACTGTTCTAACTCCGTTTGTTCCCGGAGGTGTACTGCCTACGATATCGGAAGTGTTCTTGGTGGCACCTTTTCTCTTTATGCATAGCCTTCTTGCAAACTTATTCTCTTCCCCGCTTGATGGATTTACACTCAAACTGAAAGGACCATAACCGCCGCTAACGGTATTAAACGGAGCAGAATAAGGACTTCCAGTAGCGACAGTTAAGGGGACATTTTTATTTGTTGAAACCCCTCTATATGCAATGATGTCGCCGAAATAGTTTTCGCGTGTCGCCGAAGCACTCGTAGCATTCGGAAGCAGGTAGCTCCTATCGAAGGAATAAGGAATAGTTGGATCTAGAATATTACTGATAAAGCCATAGCCCGTGCCTCCTGTTAGCGTGACCGAAGGCAAAGTTCCGATAAAACTGTATGTGATCGGCGTATTATAAAGTTCAGAATAGTACAATGGATCTTGGCCAACATATACATTTCTTGTTGTGTCTTTTACGTTCATGCCATCGATGAAATAACCTTGATTTCCATAAGGCCTAAATATCCCTCTGTAACAAGTAACGCCTACAGGTGCTCCATAAGTGTTGCCAGTTCCAGTCATTCCTGAACCATTGCCTATATCGTTTGCGAACGATAGTTCTGCAAAAGTTTGACTCACAGTAGGAGATTGATTGCTCTCTCCTAGGAACTTTTCAATATTTAAATTTTGAAACTCAGTTGCCATAAGCAACTGGAGTGCAGAATGAACGTTGTAGTCATAAAGGAAGAAACCTGGATCAAGCTGCAACTCTTCAAGAGCCGCCCGATGCGAAGCTCTCGCATCAAGCAAGACATTCTTGCCTCCAGGTCCTACATTGTCAAGGTATATAGCAGAAGCTTCTGCTACAGTTGATCCAGTAGATAGATTAACCGCAACATACAGGTGATCGCATGTATCACCAGATTCGTCGAAGTAAAACGCGGGATGAACTTTGAAATCAAAGTTCCATGGATGCGCAGTCTCCGTCGCTCCGTACAGTATTTGAATCTGATAGATGTCGCCTACGAACTCGGATTTAACCCTGAACGCTGGTATCTCTACAAATTCGCAGATAGGACTTCCATTGTAAACAGTTGGGCGATTAGCGGTACCTGGTGCAGGAGATTGTTGGGTCTGTCTAACAAGGCATTCCCAAAGCTGGTTATTGTAAATAACTCTATTTCCTTTGTAGTAATAGCCTCCAGCTCTCCATTGAGGCACTTGATTTCTTAAGACGCTAGAAGGTTGCTCTGTAATTGCACCGCTATAATTTGAGGACGGAACTTGCCGTTCAATAATTCTGATCCAATCGCCAGCAACTTTGGTAGAATCATCGGCGTCATTATAGTAAAGAACTTGGAATCCTGTCGTCCTGCTAATAATGCAGCCACAACGACGCATCTTTGAATGAACGTAGAGGCTTTGATATGAAGGATCAAACGAAATATCCGCTTTTCTTGTCGTTGAAAAATTATAATAATAACCATAGGTATCATTTGTTCTATCCCAGCCAATAACCAATGGAGTATTAGGCTCCGAATAAGTACTTGTGTCAAACTCTATGTCTAGTTCTAGCTCTGCGCCGTCGCCAACTCCAGTTGTTTTGTCTCTAGACAGAATGACTCCCTTTTTCTTTTTGTTGAAACCACCACGGCCGCCAGATCCTCCTCCGCCTCCTCCTCCTCCGCCGCCCGAACCATCTGCCCGGCCATTGCCGCCAGCGCCAGGGGGCATATCAGAATCAGCTCCACCACCGCCACCTTCTCCCGCTTCATTGTCGACCTGGTCACCACCAAGTTCTTGGTTCATCTCTTCGAGCCTGCCACTATCTGTAGCATCCCCGGAACGTGATGTCTTGTTTGAATCAGTTTTCAAGTAATCGCCATTATTACTTTCTGAAAAGCTTTCAAAATTACCAGACTGTCCAGCGTTGCAGATTGTGCAATCAATTGAATCCAAAAATGCCTGTCGATCTTCTTCTGACTCGAACAAGGCGACATCATAAGTCCTATTCGATCCTCCTTTTACCGTTAAGCTATTTAAAGACCCCTCTCCTTCGATGGGGACATCAAACTGACCCAAGCACTGACATTCAGAACCCATCTTGACAGGTTTCTCTTCCCTTACTCTTCTCGAATATCCGAGTCCTGTTGTTAGTCCAGCGACTTTATCTGGAGGCGTTATCCATTTTTGTGTTGCAAGATCATATGCAAGAATTTGACCGTTGTCAATTATGCCACTTTGATCTGGAGTTATATTTACCTCTGGTAAGTCGTTTAATTCATAATCTATTGTCTTCAATTCGAATTGCGACGTAGTTGAGTTATAAAAAAGAGCATTATTGGAAGGAATAGTAGTCGTATCTGTTATCTCAGGTACGACAAATAAAGATACGGTTTTATTTATCCATTTTCCAACTGTTCCATCATAAACTAAAAACTGCTTATTTGAAACACTCGAGGAAACGCTGACAAAGCTAGAGGCTCCTACGTCTGTCGAGATCTTCTTGTTAACCCATTGAGACAACGAGCTATCATATACAAGAACATCACCTCTTGCTACAGAGGAAATTTGCGCATCCAATAAGCCATTCAGAGAAGGTGCGCTAGGAATAGCAGAAGAGACAAACTTGTCATTACTCCAAGTCAACCAGCGACTTTGCGTTGGAACAGTCGGAACGGACAGGATGGGGACAGCGCCTTCTGATAGCTTCGCTTCGAAACCAGCAAAAGAGTCAAAATCAGCAAACGGAGTCACATCACCAGTAATCCTGATATGATCTCCATTTACGGGTGCAATTCCAATTATTGTTACTAAATTCTTGGCTGGTAAATCAATCTTCCACGAATTAGTGCTAGAAGACCAGTAGATATGTGATCTGTCTTTTACTGTTGAATAGTTTACAGGTATGCCAAGGATCTCAGATAATTTCTGTCCGTTATGGATTGACACACCGCCGACAGTCGTACCATCCCCTATGAAAAGTTTATTGCTAAACAGTTCAAGAATAGGCTCCCCCGGCAGGGGAATAAAGGTGCCACTCAGTCGATTAGTTTCGGTTACCTTGCGAAACTGCAGTGACATTGAGCGACAAAAGCTGAACTAGGATACCTTAGGCCTCTTTGTTATATGCAGTAAATATATACGCCTTGTCGATAACTGAACGATTGAAGTCATACCTCCATGCACGGCCTGATCCGTCGGTAATATCGGTCCTGTCAGGCAACATTCTCGGATCCCAAAGTAGATTCGGTTCGTATTGATTCAATTGTTCACCGATATAGAAATATTCCGACTCCGAAAAAGGATAAACCTTGTTCGTGTCTGAATTAAAGAAGTAAGTATTAGGATAGTTCGTTTGATCTAAAATTGACAACTCCCCCTTGAGAAGGTTCTGCGCAAACGCTTCAGTCAATGGACGAGCCCCGCTTGTGTCAGATACAAAGTAAAAACGTAAGCGCCAGCCACCTGGATCGCCAATGTTGCTAATATTGAACGGATTTCCATTTGCTGGATTGACACCAGGCAACTCAGTGTTAGGTTCTAAGTAATTATACTGTGGGACCAGTAGATTAGTAAATCTAAAAGGCGCGTTAATTGTCTCTGATGCTTGGCTTAGGTCGTTGGAAAATACCAGTCGACTAACATCTATCTCATACGCAAAATTGCTGGTAAATATATTATTAATTGGATCATAATTGAATGGAGTGATGTTTGTATCTCTGGCATTAATATCTTCTTGGTCGATCTCCGTCGGCGGATCGCCTGGTATTAACGGATTTAAATTTTTTCTCCAGTCATACGGGAATGCGTTTTTCGCAAATTCTCTTCTCAGATGTCTTTGCGGATAAACGGATAAGTTTTCAAAGTTTCCTACATACGGAGCATAGTTAAATCCATATTCAAGTTTATATGTAACAGATAGCACTTCGTTTGCATCTAAAAATGCGATAGACGTAGCGGGTTCTGGATTGTATAATATCCTGATGCCTGTTACTTTGCCGTCTTCGTCCTCAACAAGCTCTGGGGTTATATCAGGAGTCAGGTCGCCAATCCCAGATTCATAGTAATAGAAAGTATTGTTAAGTCTGATTATAGGCTTTAAAACAGGAGTATAAGATAAAACATTTCTTAATTCGGAAGAAGTTCCCAAGTATGGCTGTTGTATCTCTTCCGCATTCAGTGGGATGATTACTTCAAAAGGCTCAACAACATACGTCTCTGTCCCTCCTGGTAAAGGCAATGGAATTTGCTGTACAACCTTGACTTCATCTCCTTGGATATACGGTTGCTCAGGTGGAATGTATATAGGTGTTGGAGGTGCCGGCGGAGGAACTGAACTTACAGGAGGAAGAGTTGCCCCATAAGCAGAACCATAGACAGTAAGATTTAGAACGGTTTTAACCAGAGATGTCCCTTCGAAACCGCCACCAGCGGCCCTGAATCCAATCGGAAGCAAGACACTGTCATCCGGCCCTAAAATGTTAATGTAAGAACTAGGATCAAACTCCCAGTATCCACTTAATGGTTCAAAGTAGAAACCAGTTGGAGGTCCGGCGAGTACTCCACTGGTCTGGTCGTCATATTCAAAGTAAATATTATCAGCATCCCCATCATCGGGATCGGCAAGCGGGAGCTGCCCGGATGTAATTGGACCGCCAACTATAGCGTAAACGCTTATTGCTTCTACTACTATAGGATAATCCTCAGCGCCTACATATTGAATCTGGATGTAAACTGTTTCCTTTTCGTTTTGTCCGGCTTTTATGGGGAAGTCGGGGCTCTCCTTGACAAGGTAATGAATAGGAAAGTTTAAAGTCGACTCTCCAAGTACATAAGTAAAAGAACCGTCTCCCCCAATTCGTAGATTTAAAGGGTAATATCTGATTAGCAATCTATCGTCTACATTTTCAAATGGACAATAGCATTTTATGATGTAATTTAGATATAGCTCGTTACCAGCATATGCTGCAAATTTTGTTATATCATCTGGCATTGTGTTACCAGTGATATTATGCGGTATCGGCTTGTTTGCTGGCACTACTTCGTAAATGTAATTATTGTCAGAATCCCATCCGGCAATATCGTCTGGTATTGTAAATCTTGTTGCTCTATTTGGGCCTGGAAGTTGAGACCTGTTCTCAATATTTGACAGAGTTATATCTCTGACAGGCGTCCAGTTCACTGCATTAATATGATAGCGTTTAGCGGGATACACGCCAACGCTACGGGAGAACGCGAAGCTTAACCTATTTTCGCCATAATGAGAAATAGATCCAATGACTTCGTTTGTGTATCGTGTTGAATTTCCCCTAATTACATAAGGTATGGCAAAATGAAATTCTCCAGTGAATATAGAATATATTACATCATTGATTGAGCCTGATCCAACAATGACTCCATCGAATGGTTGAAAACCAAAATCTCCATATGAAAATCTCTGAAGAAAACCAGAAATCAAACAGAAGAATTGATAATCATCTCCTGTATGGTTGATCGGAAGCTTGGGATGATTCTCCGGTAGAAATATAGTAGGAGTATGTTCGTAAGAGTAAAAACCAATATTATATCCAGGTATCAATAGATTAAGAGCAAGCAAGTTGAATGCCGGCGGAACACCCCCAGAATCTACGAATCCTTGGATTAGCGATTGAGTTGACTCAGTAATCGGCGCCGCACCACCATTAGCCGCCGTCGTCCATGGCAATTGCTCGTAGTGCTCTTCATACACCAGCCAGGTGCGCCCCAGAGCGCTAGTTTGCGCCTGAGTAGGCGGTATAACCTTTTTCTTTCTAGCGGGCTTGCGAGGCCTCCTGGCCGCCGTATAGACGTCCGGCTTTTTTATTTCACGTCCTTGAATTTTCTTCCCATCAACAACACCTCTTTCGTCAACGTAAACAATTGCTCCAACAGGAATAGAGGCGTTAAAAGTTTTTATTACTTCTATGATTACTCCATTATCTAGCTTTACTATCGGCTTACCATTCTTATTGTATCCCATCCAGTAGCCTCTGCCTGGAAGGGTGAATGTTAAGTTATTTAAAATCGCTGCCCTATTTTGTTCTGCAACTTTCTTTATCTGCTCAGTAAGCTTACTTGGATCTCTTAAGTCAACTGGGGGGAAAGCATCCTTGGGATTCATTATTTCCAGTCAGTGAACTTAATATTCCTACCAACCCTGAGATAAACAGGAGAACCCAATGGAGCGCTTTTCGATGAAGTCAATACGGTATTATACTTTTTACCGTTTACTATAACGGTAGGCTTGTTGTTAAGAGAATATCCGTCCCATTTGCCATTGAAGTTTGTTTCGCCAATCCCTCGACCAAGCAGTGCCTCTTCTACAGCGTTCTCCCGATTAGCAATTGCAAGCTCCCTAAGCAGATCAAGGAGAGAAAGTTCTTCGTTCATAGGTTTTTATGCCTTCCATTGATCACGAATTGAGCTTCTTCTCCGCCAGTCGACAAACGAGCGGTTACTCCAAGTGGTTGCACGGCTACAACCGAATAGCTTGTTACAGAATTGACTACAATCTTCTCTACGATTGCAAAATGATCATAAACTATTGGATTGACAGATCCATCATGGATAAAAACTGCTCTCTTTGTCTTTGTAACAATACCAGCAACTATATCTTCAATATCTGTCGAAGTATAAGTAAACTCCAAACGACTGTAGCCGCCGTCTCCAAGAGCTACCTCCTTTGCTGCAATACTGGCATAGCTTGCAGAGGCATCAAACGCAACGCCGTTATTATTCAGCAATAAACACTGAAAGGTTCTATTAAGCAGAATTCTTTCTGCCTGCTTTCTAATTTCCGCAGTAGAAAGTAATGCCACCCATAACCTTTTGCTCAACTAGTGTGCCTATCACACTATATAAGAAGGAGGATAAGGTGGCTGGTAATTAGTTATCGAGTTAAAATCAAAGTCATCCGTAGACGATGTAGGAACTGTTCCATAATCGACATTGTATCCAGATCTTCTATTCTCAGATCCGTAATCAAAGCCCTCGAATAGCCTTTCAAGTTTTTTAATTTCAAACGCAAAACCATGGTTCATAGCAACACTAAACTCGGGCTTAAGTACAGGACTTAGCAGGTAAGAGTTGCGCGGTAATTCGTTCTCGTATACAGGCTCATTCTCTAAATTTATCAAATAGTATCTATTTGGATCTTTGTAGTCAATCCCACCATCAATAGCGGAAAGAGGATCGATGACAGGTGGACTAGGATAAAAGACTTCCTCTCCTGTGTCAAAGTTGCCAGCCTCGTATGAGTAGGTTATAGCTTGTATGGTGCCAGTGTCAAAGTTTCCCGCATCTGTATCAATTCCATACCCCTGTCCAATATCAAAATCGCCACCATCTATTATGTAGTCTTCTAGAAGAGGATACGCATTATAAGGGAAGATATTCTCAAGTAAAGATAACTCCCGGTTCTGTACATCCTGAGAAGAATATGTTAATTTTATTATGGTAGCAGTCACAGCAACCTCAATCTGGTATTATTCTTCCTCAGGCGGAGGAGGCTCCTCCGGTGTAAAATTGTAAAGCCTTAATCTGCCATTTGCAATATCAACAACAAACACAGTTGGCTCATTAGGAAGTTCGACGTCGTCTAAGTAATACTTGTAATATTGATTCTCAATCTTTTGCAGCTTAACCGTATATGCATTGTCCGACAATTCTAGCATATCAGTCGTAATAACTTCATACTGACCAGGCGGAATTTCAACGGGTTGCTGAATACTTACATATGTCGCGCTACCAAATGGTACGCCATCATTGTATCCAAAGACATAACAGTCAAAGGAACATAAAGCATTTTGCTGATCAAATGCCCAGTTCGCACTGCCGACCATCCCACTGCAACTGAATCCATTAGTCCTAGATACTAGTGACACATTCATATACGGATGATAATTATATAGTTCTGGCCTCATTGATTCTGTAACCCTGAAACCTCTATTATCTCCAAGCCTTTTTGCCATCTCAAATGCAAGATATTTCATTGCAAGCTCTTCGTATATAGCTAATCTTTCACTTGCTTCGACCCTTTGAGCTTCGGCCAATGCATTGCAATCTTCAGATGTCAAAACCTGTCCAATATCTAACCGTTGTGGAACAAGCGGCCTAAATTGAGCAGGCATTGATATTGCCTGATCATACAAGGCTAAAGAATTTTGCAAGCTCGAACCTGGACCTCTGACAGTAGGCCCTCCCCTTGATACGCGATAAATAACCTCTCTCTGCTCTGTCTCGATTTGACAAGGGTTATCGTCTTGCGAATCAACTCCATTATTCTCTTCGTCACCAGTCGTTTCATCGCCTTCCACGCCTTCGGCTTCTGATGCGTTCGCATTGGATCGCTCAGATGCCGCCGCAGTAGAATAGTCAGTAGAGATTTTTACCTGCTTTGAACCGTTATTCTTGTTAGCGTAGTCAATATTCGTTACAGTCTCCTTGATTAGAGGTGTTCCATTGCTTGTTAGATACGTGTACTCTTCAATTGTCTGGCTTGTCATCACAAGAGCGATTGAGCCCTTCACATTGCCATTGTCATCCGGCTCTGCATCATAGTCGTCGTTCTCGTTGATGTTGATTACTTTTGATCCACCTTGCGCACTAGAAGAAACGGTTTTAACTACCGGCGGATCTTCTATCTCGGTGTACAAGCGTATGTTTACATCTGTAAACAAGGGATCAAATCTATATCTACCATAAGAAGGGAGATCTCTCGTTCTATCAATAACAGTTGCGTAGAAATCTGGCTCTTGCTCATCGAAAACTTTTGAATACTTATCTATATAATCTTTTGCTAAATGACTTGCCGCACGGTGGACAATCTGTTTTGAAACACGCTTAACTACTTCCCCTCCTTTCCCGAAAGTAGTTCTTCTGATATTGAAATTATTTAAAGATCTGCGGCCATCAAGAGAATTGAATCTTACAATAATTTCGTTGTAGATACTTCCGCAATAAAGAATCAGCTCATCGGCATTTAATAATGCGTTGACACCCGCACAATCATTGTACAGGTAGTCCCGTCTCATCTTGTTTAATTCTTCTAGGGTCAGGCAATCAATCTCGAGTTCAGTTTTTGCGTAAATATTGTTTTCATCTCTTAATTCGAAATATTCGTTTGCCTGTTCGCACCATGAATTAGCTTCGCTGGCGGCGTTTTCGAATTCTTGCTTCATGAAATCAAACCATTGACTTATTATTTGCTCTCCAAATAACCAAACACTTTGGCTCTCCCAAGTCCAATCAGCATCGGCCTGATTGCCAGGGCCTCTGTAGCTTGTTACAGCAAACGACTCAACATAATCAGAGAAATATACCTCTTCTTCTAGATCAAGAGATCCTTCTACCTGATAACTGTAAGGATCTTCAATTTTTATGAAATCATCAGCCTTTAATGGCTCTGCGCATGGATCGCCGTTCTCAATGTAGTCATCAATTTCTTCTTGGCTTAAAATGTACTTAGGATTCAGGTAGGCAGCACAAGAGCGCAGGGCTTTTGCATCATCATATTCAATGACAGTCTTCTTGCCCTTGTAAACCTTCAGACATTGATTGAATGGTTTAAGTTTTAACTTCTTGGTCTTGATGTAATTTGTTTCACTAATTACTTCATTAACAGTATCTTCTCCATCCCCCGGATCGCCGGGATCGGGATCGGGATCGGGATCCGGCGGCGGCACTTCAGGTTCAGGAGGTTGCTCCGGTTCTTCTTCTTTGGGATTAGTCGGAATATCATATGATAATGTTATTGACAAAGATAACGGATCATCAGAAGAGGAGACATCCGCAAATGTCGACATCTCGATAGCAGTCTCCTGATCAATAGATGTAAAACCACCACCGCCGGCAGTAGTTCCAATGCCTACTGGAACGTCGATTAACTGAATTCCACCTCCTGAACTCTGGAAAATGGCTTTACCTAAGCTTTGCAGGATTGAATCAAGAGTCGACAGACTATAATCTTGAATTACAAAATACTTTAAATACTCCTCAACAAGCCCGTATAGTCCAAAGATTTCCTGCGCCAAGGCTTGAGGATAAGAAGAAAGCAGTTGAAGCTTGCATCCTACTTCTACGTTTGTTGTTTGTTGCTGAATATCACTGCTTGACGAAATCACATAAAGTTTACCTCTAGGATGCGTAGCTCCCAGACCACTTGATCCCGGAACAGAACAGGTTATGGATACAGGGGCTCCAACGGGAAACTTATTGCCAAACAAGTCAACATGAGAACCGCCATGAGCGCCGCCAAGGACGATACTGCCACTTGCCTTTATGATAGACGTTGACAGAGAAGAATCATCACTTATCGTTCCACTAATCAGGTTATCAGAATAATTCCTGCCATTGATCGAAACACCGACTTTCCGACTAGTATTAATAAACGCCATCTTAGACCTCTGTTAAAACAAAATTAGCAATAAATAAAAAGTTATTACCAGGATCTACTTTTGTAAGTGTTGGATTATCTGTAAAAAAACCTTGCGTGGTATATGAACCAATCAAGTTATCCGTAATAGTAACTACTGAAGTATTAGACCCAGTTGCTCTTGCCGCATCCCATGCATTAAACAGCGATTGAAGTGCTAACCATTCCTGTTTAGACACATAAGCTGATACAGACCAGATCTTTCTTTGTTTCCTTGCGGGACCCGTCGCATAGCCCAGTCCTAGTTGCGTGAATTCAAGACTTGCTTGGCCAAGAACGGACAAAGGAAGTTGATCGTCAGCAAAATGCGAAAAATCTACAAATTGTCCGCCGTAGGAAACGCGAATATAAGGGATCTGGCGCTTCGACCAGATTGATGGTAGCGTCACAGTAGACCTCTCCTTCTATTGCGTAACCGATTCACATTTGCCATTATCCTGGAAGCATCCATAACAGGAGATTGGCTTTGAATCGTTACATTATTAGTGATGCGCTGATTAGTACCAGATCCTGTCATCATAGAACCAATCTGCTTGACTAGGTTGCCAGAATCAAGGTTCGCATTTACTCTGTTCACTGAAGGATTAATAGAAGCCGATTTATTCGTTGAATTAATCTGAGCAGAAGCCATGCTTTGCTTGAACTGATCAACTAAATGAGATGGGATCACAGTGCCACTTGTAGTTGGAGTCCACTTGATATTTCTTCCTGCAGGTAACATCTTAAAGTTGCTAAACTTATCAAGGAAACCCTCTCTACCTCCTCCATCGTTAACCGTATAAGTTTGTCCAGAAGCAACCGGACCACCCATCCACCTGGCCGGTGCTGAATTCGGGTTGCCAAGATTAAGCGTAGGCGACTTTCTTGGCTTGAATAAAAAGTCAAGAGCACTAGCTGCTTCTTTTACTTTGCTGATAAATTTAGACCACGGATCTGGAGCAGTGAAGATCTCAATTCCAGCCCTGATATCCTTAAAGAGTTGAGGCTCGAAGGATTGCTTAAGGAAATCACCGGACTTTGTAATGGCCTCTTCAACGCCGCTAATCTCTTCTTTTCCTTTCTCTAGATCCGAAGTATCAAGACTTGGCTTGATCACGGAATTATCCAAGCGTTTAATGATTTCCTCGATCTTGGAAACTGAACTGTCAAGCGCTTTAATTATAGCGTCATTGACCTGTTGTTGTTTCTGTGCTCTTTGATCTGCGCTGTCGGTAATAACTTTTGTTGCTGCAACGTAGTAATTAGCCCCATTTTGAGCGGCAGCTTGGGCAACACCAGCGCTTTCCTGATACTTAACTGTTAAACCTTCTACAGCATTGCCGACATTCTCCCACTCCGACACCGTCGGAGCAATCGTATTAGTAAAGAGTGCGGGAAGACCAAGTAACTCTCTCTTTCTATTGACCTCAGCCTTATATCCGCGCTCCTGCAATCCAGCAATCCTGCCCTGCAAGTCAAAGGCAGCACTTAGCGCCGGGATTTGCCTTTCAATAGCATTGGCAGACTGCTCAGCCAGTAATGCCCCCTGTGCATCACCTTCTGACCTCAACTTAGCAGCCAAGAGGCGCTGCTCTGCCGCAACTCTTCTTAGTGTAGAGATCTGAATTATTTTTTCTGTTTGAATTTTAATTGCTTCAAGTCTAAACTCCAAAGCGCCAAGTCTTTGTCTTACATTGGCGGCGCGGCGCAACGCGCCTTCATCAAAGCTGACAGAAAATTCAAGGGCAGCGGATTTAGTTATTCCTTCCTGTATCGCACTTACTGCATTTGTAATAGTAGAACCTATCTGACTGCTAATATTTGCTGACTGATCACGTACAGTATCGTAAATACCAACAATGCTAGAAACCTTCTGAGTCTCCTCGTCTAATTGTTTTAGATTTGCTTCCTTTAGTGCAATAGCTTGCTCTGCAAGCTTATTCTTTAATTCCTGAATAGTTTTTATCTTGAGTTCTAGCTCTTCCTCAAGCTTATTCTTTTCAATAATTGATAGTTTTTGCTTGCCTCTGTTTTCTAGTACTTTCAATGCAGACATCTCATCCTTTAGCTTTGATGCAGTAGCTAAAGCTTCGTCTTCCGCGAGTCTTCTGTTTAACTCTCCTTCTGTTATTAAGCCTTTAATGTATTGAGACTGGAACTGGATGGCTCGCTGTCCTTTCTGCTCTTCTAGCTTCTTTTTGCGTTGATCAAGCCACTTGTTCGTTGCCTGCAATTGCTCTGCAAATTTGCTATCAGCTTTAGTGGCATCTTCAACCGTTGCATTGCTAATATCGACTCTTCTTGCCAGGATAGAGTACAAGGCGGCTTGCTCTTGTAATCTCTCTCTCTTTTCTTTTAACGACCTGACTGTTCCATCATTCTCCCCTCTCTCTGCTTCGAGCTTCTGGATGTAGCCATCCATTGCTCCGATTTGCTCATTCAAAGAATCCCTTGTTGTTGTGATTGCCGTTGACGCCTTCGATGCGCGACTAGCAAAGAACGTAATCTTTGCGCCAGTCTCATCGAACTTTAACCCAGATTCGATCAATGTTTTGTTTACATTTCTAATTACTTTCTCTGTGTCTTTAACCTGTCCTTCAAATGCATTATTAATTGCAATGTTATTAAGCAGTGGAATAATTCCCAGTAGGTCAAGGAAGATGAATTTAAGGATCTTGCCAAGGCCTGACCAAAAGCCACTGTTTTGCTTGACGATAAAGCCTTGCTCTTTGAGTCTGGCATTTAATTCCTCATTCTTTTTCCCAACGATATTACTTGCATCCCAATAAGCCTTGAACGTATTTATAAGAATTTCCAGCCCTGCCACTGCAACGGTAAGCACCAAAGTAAGCTTTACAAAAGCCCCTACGATTTTTGCTACTCCAGCAAATTTTGAAAGCACACCAGAGATACCCTGCAGGACTTTGCCTAGGCCAGAAACCCCTCTGCTCGCCTTGACTGCGGTGCCTCCAACGTCGCCAGTAACCTTTGCTGCCTTGCCACCAGTTAATGCTGTAATGCCAAGCTGAACACCCGCACTAACAAGGCCCTCCACTAAACCATTGGTGGCAGCACTGGCAGTCTGAGCAGATGCTCCAAGTTCCCTCCAATTGCTACTTGTTACTTTCGATCCCGCAGCTCCTTTGCCGATCGCGTTCTGTAATCTGCTAAATTTTGTAGCAAACACAGTAAACGATCCACCGCTGGCTGCGGCAGCTCTCGTCAGTGCAGCTAACGTACCCTGGAATTGCTTACCGGCAACACCTGCAGTAGTAAAAGAACCAACAAGTAATCCCAGTGTTTGCTTTACTTTTAACCCGAAACCTACAAAGTTAAGGGTTAGGATTGACTTTGCAATCGAACCAAACCCAAGCAGCGCTGCTCCTGCAGCACCCCAAGCGGAAACAAATTGCCCACCAGCCAAGGCGGCAGTGAGTGCCAACGACTTCGTAAGAAGGGTGATACTTAGTCTTACTGTAATCAGAACGCCAGCGAAGTAAACCAAAGCCCTGGTAATAGTGCCTAGGCCGAATACGTTTTGCTGCAATAAAAGTAATAAATTCGCAAATGGAGTGAGAATCTGTCCTAAGACTGCAATAGCAGAAAAGACAGTCT